CCGACAAGGCGTATAATTTTTGGATAAAATGCCAGCGAGACCCTGAACTCAAGAAGAAATACGGCCCCGGCCTGCACAAGCGGTTCCGGCTGCTGCGCGGCACCGGCAACCCGCTCGCCCCTCGGACGAAGCTTTCCTATCCGGATACTGACCGCAAGAGCAGGCACGCGAGCGCCCGTGGCGAGATCCCGGTTCTGTTTCTTCAATCCGACATCTTGAAGGACGCGGTCTCCAACCGGCTGGCCAAGGGTGACGATAGTCCTGGGCTGCGGATCATCACCCGTAAAGGATCTCCCGATAAAATGTACGAGGAGATGACGGCGGAAATCAAAAACCAGAAAGGCAAATGGGAGAACCTCCAGAAGCGCCGGAACGAAGCACTGGACTTGCTCTACTACGCCATAGGCATGGCGGTGGCGACGCCGCTGAACGTCGAGCTTATCAAATGGGATAACCCGCCGGAGTGGGCTCGCCCGCTGGAGAGCAACAGTCTGGTGCGCTGGGTGGAGGATTCCGAAGAGGACGAGGGGGTCTCGACGCACATACCTGTTGCCAAACCCGATGAAAAGAGGCAGTCATTGAAGGATCTCGCGGAGAGGCTTGGATAATGGCGACAACAGAAGAACTTTTGGCGGAGGCCAAGGCGGCTCTCCACCGAATAAACACGGGAACTTCCGCCGTCGAGGTCCACGATCGTAACGGCGAGAAGGTTTCTTTTTCTCAGATCAACAGCTCGAAGCTTCAGGCTTACATCGAAAGCCTTGAACGACAGTTGAGCGGCCAGCCGGCGCTGGGGCCAATGCGGGTTTATATCTAGGGGGATATCATGGACCAATTCTCCATCGCCGATCACCCGGAGATCGCTAAGCTCTTCGGTCGGCAGCAGGGGGAGCAGGCGGTTGGAGGAGCCTACGAGGGCGCGGAACGCACGAACCGCGCTCTTGCTTCATTCAATGCGCCGTCTCGGTCTGCCGACGCGGACCTCTTGCACGAGAAGCGGACGATAGACGCGCGGGCGCGGCACCTCGGCCGCAACGACGCCTATGTCCAGGCCGGTATGAAGATCCATCAGGACACGGTCGTAGGCGGCCAGTATGTCCTGGCTCTCGATCCGGCGTTTTCCGTCCTCGGCCTCGACGAGAAATGGGCGGAGGAATTTCAGGAAGAGGTCGAGGCGAAATTTCAGCTCGCCGCCGATAGCCCGAACAACTGGTTCGACGCCGGGCGGCGGATGGACTTCGTCGGCCTGATCCGGCTGGCGGTCGGCGTCGGCGTCTACTGCGGGGAAGCGCTCGCCACGGCCGAATGGATCAGGGACAACACGCGCCCCTTCAACACGGCTGTCCAGATGATAGATCTGGATCGGCTGAGCAACCCGAACCAGCAGCCGCCCAACGCGGTCATGCGCGGCGGCGTCGAACGCGATTCTATGGGCCGGCCGGTGGCCTACCACATCCGCACGCAGCACCCCGGCGACTTCGGCATGCTGTGGAGCCCGAACGCGCGCCCCTTCGAGTGGAAGCGGGTGCCGGCCTACAAGCCGTGGGGGCGCATCCAGGTCATCCACGCCTACGAGCCCGAGCGCCCCGATCAGAGCCGGGGCGTCTCCGAGCTGGTCTCGGCGATGAAGGAGATGCACATCACCCGCAAGTTCCGCGAGCTGGTGCTGCAATCCGCCGCCGTCCAGGCGTCGTTCGCGGCGTCGATCGAATCCGAGCTGCCCACCCAGGCCGTCTACGAGATGCTCGGCGGCGGCAACGTCGATGGCGCGGGGCAGGCCGTGGTGGACTTCGCGTCTGCTTATATGAGCGCTATCGACCAATACGCGGGGGCGGCGCGCAACACGATGCTGGACGGCGTGAAGCTTCCACATCTGTTTCCCGGCACGAAGCTGCATGTCGAGCCCTTGGGCAACCCCGGCGGCGTCGGCACTGATTTCGAGAAATCTCTCATCCGCTATATCGCGGCGTCGCTGAACGTCAGCTACGAGGAGCTGAGCCGGGACTTCTCTGAGTCGAATTATTCCAGCGCGCGAGCCGGCCTGCTCAACACCCACCGCGCCAGCCGCGCGCGGAAGCGCTACTTCGCGGACTTCATGGCCAACCACATTTTCCGGCTGTGGTTGGAGGAGATGCTCAATCGCCCCGGCGAGATCACGTCCATGCCGCGCAACCCGCCGTCCTGGTACGAGGGCATGAACTTCGAGGCGTATTCCAGGGCAACCTGGGTCGGCGCTGGATACGGCCAGATCGACGAGCTGAAGGAGACCCAGGCGGCCAGCCAGCGCGTGCTCAACAACCTCTCCACGCTGGAAGAGGAATACCGCCGCGCCGGCCGGGATTGGCGCAGGGAACTTCGCCAGCGCGGGCGGGAGGCGAAACTGGTCAAGGAGTTGGGGCTGGAAGTCAAGCCCCAGGACAACGCGCAGAATGCGGCGTCGGGGACGCCCAAGGAGAAAGCGGCATGACGGACATACGCCTCGACGACGTGATGCGGGGGTTCGACGATCCTGTCCTGGTGGCGGAGAGCAAGATCCCGTGGCTGACTAGCCGGCTGCGCGGGCTCGGCACGACGGTGAAAGCCACTGAAGACAAGGTGCTCGCGGCCGTCGAGAAGATGGGCGAGGAGTTCTGGCCGCGTAAGGGCGACTACATGGAGCGGTATCGCCCTTACAACGTCGAGAACGGCGTGCTCACGATCCCGGTGACAGGCGTCCTGGTCCATGACTGTTCGTATACCGTTCGGGATTGGGTGACCGGCTACACCTATATTTTCGAGGCGTTCAAGCGCGGGTTCTCCGATCCGGAAGTTCGCGGCATCGCGCTGGACATAAACTCCGGTGGCGGACAGAGCCGGGGCTGCTTCGACATGGTCGAGCGGGTCAAGATCCTCAATCCAGGCAAGCCCATCAAGTCTATCCTGAACGAGGAGGCATATTCGGCGGCCTATGCGATCGCCACGCTTGGCGACAAGATCACGGCTCCGAGGATGGGTGGCGCGGGCAGCATCGGCGTTTACCGCATGCATGTGGACTACAGCGGCGCGCTGGACAAGGCCGGCATGCGGATCACTTTCGTCAAGGCCGGAAAGTATAAGACTGACGGCAACGCGTACCAGCCGCTCAGCAAGTCAGCAAAGGCCGATTGGCAGGAACGCGTCGATGCAATTTATGACGTTTTCGTGGGCGTCGTCGCGACTAATCGCGGGCTTCCTGAACAGAAGATCCGCAACACCGAGGCCCGGTGCTATTTGGCCTCGGTTGCGCTTACCGAAGGGTTGATTGACGAGATCGCCTCTCCGGATGTATCAATGCAAAAATTTGTTGACAGCGTCAAACCCCAGCAAAGGAACTATTCCATGACGGAGAAGACTGAGAAGGGCGGGTCGCGGACCTATACCCAGGAAGATATCGACGCCGCCACGGCGGCCGGCGTGCTGAGCGGCCGGCAGCAGGAGCGCTCCCGCGTTCTGTCCATCCTCGGCGCTCCCGAAGCCAAGGGCCGCACCGCCACGGCGCTGGAGATCGCGCTGAACACCGACACCGATCCGGCCGCAGCCGTGGCGGTCCTCAAGACGGTCAAGGTGAGCGGCGACGCGGCTGAGGAGAAGCCTGTCAAGGAGCCCACCGCTTTCGAGAAGGCGATGGCCAACTTCAATCCGCAGATCGGTCCCTCCGGCGCGGGCCAGGAGCCGGGGACGGGCGAGCAGCAGAAGCAGCCCGGCAATCGCTTCGCCGATGCCTACGCGGCCATGGGCGGCGAGATCAAGAAGGCCGGCTGATCTAAGCAGCAGGAACGAGTTCCGTTCGTCCCCTAAACAGGGGCGCGCATCGAAACAGGAGAGAAGATCATGGTGACTATTCCTTACGGGCAGCCCGGCGTCGCGAAGAGCGAGGAAGACGTCTTCACCGGACCGCGCGAGCTGTTCTATTCCGACCACTCCGTCCGCGTGGAGAACTACACGCAGGCGGCCAACTCGACGCTGCTCATGGGGCAGGTTGTCGGCGTGTCCGGCGGCGTCTTGGTGCCTGCCGTCAGCGGCTCCATCCCGCCGGTCGGCATCGTCATCAACGACAGCGTGCAGGGCGCGGGCACGAAGGTCATGGGCATCTACACCGAGGGCAACTTCAATATGCAGGCTCTCGTCTGGGATGCTTCCTACAACACGGATGCGCTGAAAGAGGGCGCTTTCCGCGTGGCGGGCGCGAACAACAACATCAAGGTGAAGAAGGGCTACCACGGCTTCGCCGCGTAGTTTCTTCTGAAGCCTCAACAAAGCTCGCCGCGCGCGAGGACACTGCGAGGGTAATTACATGACCATCACGCCTACTCTGTACGAGACTTCGGAGCTGATCGGCTCCTTCGAGTTCATGCCCGAAGAGCACAAATACTTCGGCGAGATCCTCGGCGGCTCGGTCTTCACGTTCGACACCGAATGGATCGAGTTCGAGAAGATGACCGACACCAAGGTCATCGCGCCGTTCGTCGCGCCGATGTTTCGCGGCGTCCCGATCTATGGTCGCGGCAGCAGCGTCAAGCGCTTCAAGCCGGCTTATATCAA